AAAAAAAAAAAAGAATAAAGAAAGTTTAAAAAAAAAACAAAAAGGAGGCACAGTTGAGGAAGAGATTTCGGAAATTAAAAATTTCCGAGAAGGTGAAGATAAATGTTGTGACCCTAGTCTTAAAAAAGTACCCAAGGAGGGACCAATAAAAAAGAGAAATGATAAATGTTTTGAAAAATTATCTAAAAAAAATACAGAAGAAAAAATCTATCTTGGAAGAGTAAAAAAAATTCCACTGCTATGTGATACCATGGAGGGATTTTATAATAATGAACAAAAAGAAGTAACAATAAAGAAAATTGCTGAAAAAAATTATTTTGGATTCAATCCAACAGCAGGAACAATTTAATAAGTAATTATAATAATAAATAAGAAAATAATATATCTACTAATAATATAAATAAGATGGCTAATGCTAATTCTGAATCCACTGTCATAAATCCTAATCGTAATAATAATAATCGTAATAATAATAATCGTAATAATAATAATCGAGTAAATCAAGCAAATCAAGCAAATCAAGCAAATCCTTGGATGCATGGTCAATCTAGGCCACAAACTAATCCTAATCCTAATCAACCTAGATCTAGCAACTCCAATGCTGTGCTTTATGATGACATACATGATGAAGATGAAGTGAAATCGGGTAATGATGAGCAAAAAGACGGAGAAGACGGAGAAGACAGAGAAGAAAAAGATCAGTTGGATACGGTTGTATCTGATATTGAGGGTTATATGAACGCATATATACAAATGGTTAGCGATTTAAACACACATGTAGAGACAATTAATAAAAAATTAAATGACTTACAGAAGCAAATTTATAAGTTAGAGGACGCGGAAGCTGACGTACAATCAAAAATCGATTCTTTAAAGGAAGAATTGAAGAAATGTGAGGAAGAGAAGATTAAGTTGCGTGACGAATTAGCACGATGCAACGGAGAACTGAATAATAAAAAAATAGAACTAAAGAACTTACAGGATGTATTGGAAAAACTTAGGAGTGATATCATTGAGGCTAACGTAACTGACCAGGATATAATTGATGAAATGAGAAAAAAAATAAAAGAAAAAGAAGATAAAGAAGAGGAATTAAAACGAGAAATAACTGATTTAGAGCAAAAAAATCGTACATTATTAGATAGATTGGAAAAAATTAGAAATAGTTTCCATGTTACTAATCAAGCGTTCGGGAAACGTTCCGGAGAGTTAAAACAAATTATAAGAGACATTGAAACTTTTCAAAGACAAATTCAACAAATTACAGATCGTACTTTAGGTCAACCATTAGGTTATAATAGTGGTCAATCCTTGGAGAATTTGGTATCAAACAACAACAACAACAACCCGGTACAAAACAACAACAACTCGGTACAAAACAACACCAGCTCGGTACAAAACAACACCAGCTCGGTACAAAACAACAACAACTCGGTACAAAACAACACCAGCTCGGTACAAAACAACACCAGCTCGGTACGATCTGGTTATGGTGGTGGTGCCAAAAAACAATTATACAAAATGTTTGGTAGTGGAAAAAAATACAGTCTTAGATGGAGATATATTAGTCATAGAACAATGTTTGGAGGATATAATAGAAAATCATTAGAAAGAATTGCATCTAAATGGGGTATTGTTAATACTAAAAGTTACAAAAGAAGAGATTTATTACAAAAAACAATGCATTTTGTAATGTTTGCAAGATATGGTGATATAAAATTAAGAAAAAATTTAAATACAGCAGCAAAAATACTTGGTCTTAATCCTAAAAATTATAAACGAAAACAAGATTTATATAGTGCCGTTTATAACAAAACAAACAAAATGAATTTTAATTTAAAAGGCGGAAAAAAAACAGTAAGAAAAACAAAAAAAACAGTAAGAAAAACAAAAAAAACAGTAAGAAAAACAAAAAAAACAGTAAGAAAAACAAAAAAAAACTAAATTAAATATGTGAATTATATTTTACCAAGAGGCTAGAACTGTTACTTGTATCTTTACTCAACTTTATTTAAGTGGTTTTTACTCAAAAACCACTTAAATAAAGTAAGGTTAATGTAATGGAAATTTATAATATGATTTAATAATAAATCATATTATAAAGTGAATCTATCTGTTGTTAATTTGGCTAGAACTGGACTGGAAAAATAAATTATCTTTTATAAAGTTGTGAGCCAACTTTGGCTAATTTATCTGCTTTATCATTTCCATACCAAATAAAATATTTTTGAGAGTTTTTGTCAATTGGTTCTGCTTGGTGACTATTAACATGTCGAAATTCTACACTTTCTTTTGACTTTTTTAAAGAATCAATTTGTGCAATAATTTCACTATGTTTTACCGATTTACCTTTTGAATTTTTCCAAAGTTTTGGATCTGAATTTTTTTTTTTCCAATCATGTATCCATTTTTCAACGCAGGATATAGAATATCTGGAATCTGTATAAATAATAACGTTTGGTAATCTACTAAATTCTAATGCTTTTAATATAGCTACTAATTCACCTTTTTGATTAGAAGGTATTTTAGTTTGTGGCATAGAGCAATTTCTTTTATCATTTTGTCCAAAATATACACCTACACCTCCATATGCATTTTTTTTTCCATTATTAATACATGAGCCATCAGTAAATATAATTTCTGTAGTATCTCTGGTTCTTTTTTTTATAGTCGTTTTATTATTAGTTAAAGGAAATATACTGTTTGTTTTAATTTTAACTTTAGCATTAGCATTAGCATTAGCATTAGCATTAGCATTAGCATTAGCATTAGCATTAGCATTAGCATTAGCATTAGCATTAGCATTAGCATTAGCATTAGTATTTAGATATGTTTCTTTAAGTTCTTCATAATTAATATTATATTTTGCACTAATATCTTTTAATATGCTTCGCAGTATAAAACTGTTCATGTTATATATTAATTATGTAATTAAAAAATCAATTTTTAATAACACAATTAATAAAAACACAATTAATAAAAACGGAAGATAATTGTCGATGATAGATATATTAGCATACATATAATTAATTTTTATTTTTCGATTTTTTATTAGAAATAATTTTTTTAATATATCCATTTTCAATAATTAGAGTAACAAATTTTTTAGATTCGAGTGCATATAAAATATCATGAATATCATTTTTCCATAAATTTTTATCAAATTTTTTAAAAAAAATTTTTTCAAATTCATTTAATGAAAAAATATTTTTTTTATTAAAAATATTTAATAAAATTGGCCACTTATTTTTAAATGTATGTTTAAGTTGATTTTCCCAAGCATATCTATTAATTTGCGGAATATGTGGTATTTTTTTGTTAGTTTTAGTTAATTTTGAAAATAGTCCATTTTTATTTTTAATGAATAATGATTCAATAACACATTTTAATATATCATATCCAGTATTAGATGAGCATTCGAATTCAATATCTAATACATTTTTAATAATTTGAATATATTTTTCAGTAATATTAGAATTCCATCCTTGTATCATAATATTTTGAATTGTTTCAATCCAAATTTTATTATCATAAACGTGTTCTGATTTTTTATCATACTTAGTATTTAAACTATTATCAGCGATAATAATAATAATTTGAAGTAAGTTATTGATATATTGTGTAGGGAAGTGATCAAAAATTCGAATTTCGATACCTTGTCCTTTTTTCATAATAGTTTGTTTTAGTTTTGATATGTTTTGTTGTAATAATTCATTATAATTAGTAACAAAATCGACAGAGATTGTTCTTAAATCAGAAGATAATAATACATTTTTGCATTGTAATAAGTCATTTTGAAATTTTTTTAATTTTCCTTTTCTCCATTTATTATCAGTATTAGTATATCGAGTAATAAATTTATTTTCAAGTACTCTTATATCAGAACCAGCGAAATTTCCCCACCCAGTATTCATAACTCTGTACGAACCTTCTGTATATTTATCACCATCGCCTATAGAGCGTAAGTCTGGTGAAGAAAAAGCGCATATAAGCAAAGGTTCTAACCATTGAATTTGTCTTCCGAATTCTTGATGTATATTTATAAATTTTTTTAAAGTAATATTTTTTTTATGTGGTAATGTGATAGTTAAGTGGTAACTTCCCGTATAATCAACAAGTTTATCTTTTGTATAGTGATAATATTTATATGAATGAGTTGGTATAATAGGTATTTTACAATTTTTAATAGAACCATATGCGTATTGTTTTAATTGACCATAAATTTTTATTTTTTGAGAAGTTTGTTTATTTTTATTTAAAATTTTCAAAAAAGTATTTTCTTTATTAATTAATTCATTAACTAATGATGTTAGTTCTCTATTTTTGTATTTTATAGTTTTTATTTCAACCATATTTGTCATAATACGAGATATAGTAGGACATTCAGGTCTTCCACTATATTCAAAAGGTTCGATATTATTGAGGAAATAGCGTTCAGCTTTTGTTAGATATATTTTATTATCTTCATCTGGCCAACAATTGGAAACACTATTACTTTCTTTTTTAATTTCGCAGCAAATATGTTTAATGGGGTCAGCATATAATGTATCATTATTTCTGAAACAACAATGAACTGTATTTCTAGTAATAGAGCATATGGCTTCTTGTGAATTAAATACAATATAATTAAATGAATTATTTTTATTTTTTTTAATGTGAAATAAATGATATTCGTGTTCTATTCCTAATCCCCAGTAATAATTCATACTTAATATATTAAAATATATTTAATAGAATAAATAAAATTGATATAAATAAGAGGTGATTAAATAAAATAAATGTCTATAACAATTATAGGAGTTTCCGGTGGGTCTTGTAGTGGTAAATCGTCAATTTCTAAAAATTTTAATCGAAGTTTTGGAAAGAATTCAATAATAATATCTCAAGATTCATTTTATCGTTCTTTATCAGAAAAAGAATTAAAAAATGTAGAAAATTATGATTTTGATATACCGAGTGCTATTGAATTTGAAAAGTTAGAAAAGGTTTTAATCGATATCAAATTGGGTAAGGATTCAATAAATATTCCAATATATGATTTTAAAACACATACAGTAACTGGTATAAGTAAAGTAAATTTAATAGGTATTAAGATAGTAATATTAGAAGGTATTTTTCTTTATCATTTAAAAATGATAAGAGACATGATAAATATCCGTATTTTTGTTGATACGGATCTTGATATTTGTTTATCGCGAAGAATAGAAAGAGATATAATTGAACGTGGGCGTTCAATAGCAACAGTATTAGAGAGATATAATAAATATGTAAAACCGTCATATGAAAAGTATGTAAAAGTGTCAAAAAAGTATTCTAATATAATAATCCCAACTGGGGTAGAGAATTATTCTTTTTTAGACAAATTTTGTCATATTTTTTGCGAAAATGTTCAAAAGAATTAATAAAAAATCTAAATAAATTCGATTTTTTTAGAATCTTCAATAAAATATTTTGGATATTTGAATTTATTATTGTGATTACGACTGGATTTTATTTTAAAATTATGTTTAATGATATTTGGATGTAAATAATATACTTGTAAGTTATTATAATGACGATTTATTTGTATATCAATATAATTTGTTATAGGATTCGTAATATTAATTAATTTTTGTGCTGAATTTTTGTTAATAATATATGCATATAATCCACAATTATTCATTAGATTATTGGTAGTTGAAGTGGCTTTAATTATATTTTTGGAAATTCTTTTTCCAAAAATACGAACACCGCCAAGAAATATAATATCCCAATTATTTGGAATTTGTTTAGAATAGATATTAAATTTATTCCAAAAATTTGGAGTAATAATTACATCATCTTCAAGTATTAATGTATGTTGTTTTTTAGATTTTGCTATTTTTTTCCATATAGATATATGTGTTAAGGCGCAACCTATACTTCCTTTTAAAGATTTTCTACCTTGTCTGTTATGATTAAAGAATGAATTTTGATGTAATTTAATTGTATTATTATTTTTTAATTGGTTGATATTTAATTTAATTCCATCTATTCCGTTAAATATTTCGAATATAATATTATTTTTTTTACATTCTTTTTTAATATAATTAAGGCGTTTGAAATCTTTTTTCATATTAATAACAAAAGTTTTATTAATATAAATTTGTTTATTATTTTGATAAAATTCTTTTTTTTGATTGTAAAAAAGTAAAATTATTATGATAATAGTAATAAAAATTAGTAAACTAATACTTAATTTGTTATAAATCATTAATATTTATATATATCATATACGTTTAATATTAATTTTTAATAATGACATGTATAAAATAAAACAATAAAACAATGAAATACGTGCTAATATTGATTGGTGCATATATATTAATTGTTATAATGACAAGGAATTTATGGAGATTTAATATTCCTAAGTTAAATTTAAAAAAAAATTTAATAGTCGTTGGTACAGAAACGTGTTTAGTAGATTCAATTATACTGACTCGTGCTGCATTTTTATTACAGGGTAAATATAATCGTGTATTTGGTGTAACTAAAAAGGAAACATGGTATTTAAAACCTTTATCGAGATTTTTAATATTTGTAGACAGGGACAAAAAATTAAATCAAGTTCAAAAAATAATAAAAAGGGTAACTGAATCGGAAGAACCTTATATTTTATTTCTTTTTCCGGAAGGTACGAAGGATAAGACAGATAGATGGAGAACTGGTTTTCATTATATAGCCAAAGAAACGAATGCGGATATAGCAATAATCGGTATTGATCATAAATTTAATACTGTAAATTTAGATACCATATTTACTCCGAGTAATGATGTAGATGAGAATATAAATTTTATAAAAAAACGATTAAGAAAATATACTTTGGCTATTCCTAAATATAGTAATTTAGTGTAATTTATTATGTAAGTTATATTATAAATGAAGAAATATAATACATTAATATTAGTAATATTAGTAATATTTTTTTTAATATATTTTCCGAATGGATATGAAAAAGAAATAGTAGAATTAAAAAAGAGGGAATATTTTGGCAAATTGGTGTATCCAGAATCTCAAGATATTTTAAATTGTTATCAAATATTGCATGATATAACAACATTGTTTGAAAAGCATAATATTGAATATTATATTGATGGTGGAACTTTACTAGGAGCGGTAAGACATAAAGGTATGATTCCTTGGGATGATGATTTAGATGTAGAAGTTTTACAAGAAAATGAATCTGTATTAAAGTCAGATAAATTCAAGTATATTTTAAAAAAAAAAGGATATGATATAATCCAATATCGTTTTGGATATAAAATTTTTAAAATTAATGGTAAAAATATAAAAAATTATAAATGGAAATATCCATTTTTGGATATTTTTATATCAAAAATGGAAGATGGTAGAACTAAATTAGTTTTATCAAATAAAGATAATCAATGGGACAAATGTTATTTTTTAAAAGATGAATTATATCCATTAAAAAAGTACAAATTTGGTAAAATAAAAGTAAATGGTCCAAATAATCCCTATGGATATTTAAGTAAATGTTATGGTAAAGATTGGAATTCAGTCAAATATCAACAATGGGATCATAAAAATGAAAAAAGAATACGGAAAGTAAAATCAGTTTTAACTGAAGAAGATAGAAAGCCTGCTATTCCAACAGGACCGATTAAGAGATAAAGTTATTTTACTTAATTGAAGAATAACGATTGTATGCTGGAACTGTAGAACTGTTTCTGAGTCAAAATATCACACGGAATTTATCTTTGATAAATGTTGAGTAAGGTTAATATAATTGCAGTTTTGTTTAATAATAAATTTTATAAATTTTATCAATTTCTTGACGACAAAATGGACATTTATCTTTTGGATTAATAGAATTACTTCTTATGATTCTTCGTGGAAGGATTCTTCTTCTATTTACTCTTCTTTCTTCATTATTATTTCTAACATTTCTCTGTCTATCAGAAGAGTGTATATTATTATTAGAATTGTTATTAGAAGTATTTACGTTATTATTTTGTATTATAGGAATATTAATTGGATTTATATTAATTAATGGATTATTATCAGTTTGTGTTCCAGTTGCGTTATTATTTTGATATGGATTTGAATTTAATTGTAAATTATTTGGTAATATAATAGAGGATGGTACGAGATTATTATTAGATTCATTATTTTGTTCGTTATTATTATTAAATACCGTAATCGAATAAGTAATAGGGTCATTTATTTCTAGATTTGGGTTTCTCAATGTATTATTTGATGGTGCAAATGTTTTTGTTAAAATAATACATTTTTTACAAACTAAATGTCCACATGGTATAGTAACATGATTAGACACATTTGTATAACAAATTTTACAAATAGGAGAATTTTTTTTCATAACTTGAATATTATGATATTGTGATATACAAGTTTTTAAAAAATTACATTCAAGAATTAATAATTTATATGTTTTAATATCATTTATCATATTATTTTGTTGTATTATATCATCGATATAAGTATTTAAATTATTATTTAAATCAATATATTCATCTCCAATAGTTTCTTTCATTTGTTTTATCATTTTAAAAATTTTATCATATATTTTACAGTCATTTTTAATTTTTAGTTCTAATTTAATTAGATTTTCCCATTTTAATTCTAATCGTTCTTTAATTTTTGTGATAGTTTTTTCTATATTAGCGAAATTAATATTCAATTCATTTTCAATATTTTTGATATGTTGAAATTCTGTTTTAGTCATTTTTTTATAAAAAAAGTCATATGATTGTTCTATAGTAGTAATATCTTCATCACATTTTTCTTCATTTATTTCATTTATTTGGTTAACAGTGGGGGATTGATTTTGTGGATAGTATAATGGTAAAAAGTCTTGATTACTGTTTATATCATATAAGTTTTGTGATTGTTCAAAATTTTGAATTTTTTTTGTAATTTTATATGGTGCGAATATTCTATCACAACAAATTTTAAATTTAGTTATTAATGTATTAAATATATTATCAGTTTCAAGAATATTATCAGATGTAGTTTCAAATAAAGTTTCTTGAATTTCAGAAAAATTATCTGAAAAGGATAATTCATTATTTGAACTATTATTATTTTCGGAATTATTTTCGGAATTATTTGGTTGTGTCATAGTTATATTATATATGGAAATAAAATTTGAATAAAGTTGTTTAAGATCTATTTAATTTAGTTAATTCAGAGGCTTTTTGTTTATATATATCTTTTTCTTTATTTGAATATGAACGCCATATTTGAGATTTTAGTCCTGAAAGGTTTCCAAAATCGGCTTTTGGGTGTTTTTCCAAAAGTTGTTTTTCGATATTTTTATCTTTTAAAAATACAGACCATGAAGTTATAACACCTCTTCTACTTTTTCTTTTAATTGGTTTAGAATCAGATTGAATGATTTTTGTATTAATTCCAAAAATTTGTTGTCCATTTTTTTGATTTTCATCCTTTTCAATTTTGGATGACAATTTTTGTATTTCTTTTTTTAAAATTTCATTATTCGGATTTAATTCAATTTCAAGATCAACATTTTCTAATACATTATCTAATTCTTTTTCTAATTCTTTTTCGAAATTTTCATCATTATCGAATTCATTATCTATATCTTCATTATCTATATCTTCATTATCTATATCTTCATTATCTATATCTTCATTATTAGATTCTTCATTATCTATATCTCCATTATCTGTATTTTCTATATTAAATTCTGAATTATCTGACATTTGAATATCTGAATTAGAATCCATGAAAACATTATCACTAATAGTATCAGTATCAGAATCCGATTCAGAATATTCTGAATCGGAAATTATTTCAGAATCATATGTAATATTGGACTTATTTTTATTAATATCAGATACATTAATAATTTTAGCATTTTCAACAATAATATTAGTATTTTGTTTAGTTGGTAAATGTTTAGATATTCTGGTCATGGAGTCAGTCAATTTATTGATTTGAATTGGATTAATTTTTGTTAATTTAATATCTGTTTCGGTATCTATTTCGGTATCTATTTCGGTATCTATTTTGTTATTATTTACTTTATTATTTAATATATTTTTAGTTATAATTTTTTTTTTAGATTTAGTAATAGTTTTTTGTTGAGATTCAGTTTTTAACATTATAATTTCTTTTTTAGCTTTATATAATTCATTTGCAATAATTTCAATTCTTAGCATCATTTTATTATATTCTTTATATGCGAAGTATAATATTACTCCAACAGTAATAACTGTAATTCCATTTCGAATTAATGGATTTTTTAATAAATTTGATAACATGTTTATTATATAGAATATTATGGAAAATATAACATTATTCTAAACGATTTAATTTAGTAGTAATTTACTAAAAATTTAAATCTAATTATAATATATTCTTAAAAATGTCAAAAGTATTAAATGAAATTGCGACTAAAGGGTGGAATTGGTGGAATAATGATGAAGATTCATTTATAAAAAATATTGGAAGCCATAAATTATTAAAAATTGGAAATGAATTATCTACAATATTTGCGGAAAAGAATTGTGATAAATTTACAATAAGTATTCCAAATATTGTAGTCGTTGGTTCCCAATCGTCTGGAAAATCAAGTTTATTAAATTCTTTAATAGGATATGATATATTGCCGACTGGTAGTAATATGGTTACACGTACTCCATTAATGTTACAATTAAATTATAGTGAAGTACTTTCAAAAGCTGAATTTGGTAATTATATAAATGGTAAATGGGTTTCAACTCGTATATATGAACTTGATAGTAATCAAATTAATAAAGAGCAACAAATACAATTGCATAAAGATATAGAAGAAATAACAAATGAATTAGCTGGTAAACAAAAAGGTATATCTTATACACCGATTCATTTAAAGATATTTTCTCCAAATGTAACCAATTTATGTTTAATCGATTTACCTGGTATTACAATGATTGGATTATCGGATAAAGGGCAAAGTAAAGAAATGCCAACAGAGATAAGAGATTTAATAAGTAATTATATAAAAGAACCAAAATCAATAATTTTGGTAGTTATGCAAGCCCGTCCAGATTTAGAAGCTGATATGGGTTTAGAGTTAGTTAAAACATATGATTTAACTGGAGAACGTACATGTGGTATTTTAACAAAGGTTGATTTAATGAATAATGATACAGATATATCTAATTATTTGAAAGGTAATATATCAAATGAATTAAAATTAAATTATGGGTATTATGCTATAAGAAATCGTAATAGTACTGAAACGAAAACAATGACGCCGATTCAAGGTTTAATAAAAGAAGAAGAATATTTTTTAAAACATAAAATTTATAAAAATATTGAAGAAAAGAATACATTAGGTATAAAAAATTTGGGTATATCGTTAAGTGAAATATTATCAAATCATATAAAAAAAAATATTCCAGAAATAATAGATGAAATGAATAAAAAAAAACATGAAGTTGATAAAGAGTTATTTAAATTAGGTTCAAAAATTCCTTCCGATATAAAAGGTAAAATCACATTAGTAAGTAGTATAATATCTAAATTTTGTATGTGTTTTAATAAAGCTTTAGAAGAAAAATGTGGTTTAAATTATGGTTTAAAAGTAAAAGAAAAGTTTGAAATATTTAGAAAAGATATATTAAATGAAAAAAAAATTTATAAAAATGAAGAATTAGAAGAATTAGTAAAAGGTTGCAGTGGAAATCATATGGATTTTAGTTTATTTTCAATTGATATATTGGAGAAAGCTATTTGCGAATATAAGCCAATTCAGTTATTACGTTATCCGTGTTTTAAATTAATTTCAGACATTTCCTTGTTATTGATAGAATTAAGTAGACAAATTTTGGGAGATAAATATTTTAGTCGTTTTCCAAAATTTGCTAAAGAATTAGAAAATAATATTGAAAATATGGTAAATCGACAGCAAGAAATTTTAAAAGAAAATGTTTTAAATTTAATTAACATTGAAGAAAATTATATTTGGACAGAAAATGAAATTTTCCTCGAAAATTTACAAAAAATGTTTAAAGAATGTAAAAGTCAAACTGATATAAATATTATTAGAAATTTACTAAATCAGTATTTTAATACTGTAAAATACACATTTTGTGATCAGATTCCCAAAATGACTATGTTTTATTTAGTTTCTAATATTGAACGCCAAATTTATGTAGAACTTTTTGAAATTACTACAAATGACGAAAATTATATTGCTAATATTCTTGAAGAACCAAGTATTATAGGGCAACAAAGAATTAAATTAGATGATTTTAAAAATAAATTATTACAAGCAAAAAAATTATTAAGTGGTTAAATAAAGTTTCCATTACATTAATCTTACACAACATTTATCAAAGATAAATATTGTGTAGTCTTATGACTCGTAATCAGACAGAATATTTTTTTTAAATTTAATATACGTATATATTAAAAAATAAACAACAAACTTGGCTCTCATAAGTTATTTATTAAATAAAACATATAATTTAAAGTTTATATTTACACCAATGAAGATTTAAAACATATAATTTAAAGTTTATATTTACACCAATGAAGATTTAAAATATTAATAAAAAAGATTAAGCTTCTGGGTTAAATGGTCCTCTAAAATTGTCACCTTGGTCACTTCGGTCACCTCGGTCACTTCGGTCACTTCGGTCACCTCCACGAAATCCACCTCTTCGTCCTCCTCCGCCGCGTCCTCCTCCGCCGCGTCCTCCTCCGCCGCGTCCTCCTCCGCCGCGTCCTCCTCCTCTACGAGGGTATCTTTGTCTCTCTTCTCTTTGAGGTTCCTCATCACGACCGTTATATTCAGTTCGTCTGTCACGGTTTAATGCTCTTTGGTCTGAAAGTAATGGACCACCATTAACTCCCGTTACATTTACAGCTAGTAATTTATCTTGTTTGTTTGAACTTGCTAAGTCAAAACTAACATACTCACCTTGAGTAAGAGTCTTGAAACTATCTTCTACTTGCGAACTAATAGAAGAAAAATGGACGAATACATCTAAATCAACACTATTTTCATTATAAGTTAAGAAACCATAACCGCGTGTGTTGTTAAACCATTTTACACGACCAATATGTTGTTGAGGAGTAGATTGTTCAACAGAAACTTGTTCAGTTTGTTCAACTTGTTCAGTTTGTTCAACTTGTTCAGTTTGTTCAACTTGCTCAGTTTGTTCAACTTGCTCAGTTTGTTCAACTTGCTCAGTTTGTTTAGTTTGTTCAGTTTGTTCAGTTTGTTTAGTTTGCGACATTATTAGTTATTTATTTATTTTATATATATTATGTTTTAATTTCTTAAATCAAGAAAGTTCAATTTCAATTTTATATTTCATTTAATACAATGTAGATATATATTAGATATTATTAGATAATATTAGATAATATTATATAATATACTATATTTTTCGTAATCAAATTTTTTAAATAAATTAGAAAAAACCTCAAATTAAACGATATGATTGTAATACGTATTATTATACGTTAAAATTAAAATTGACTCGTTATATATTTATATAATAATATACAAAAATTATATTTTTACAATAAAAAGAAAAATGAATGTCGACGAGATAAAACAAATTTTAGATTTATATAACATACCAAGTGATAAAATCTGCGAAACAATTTCTAAAAAATTAGAACACAAAACGAATAATAAAAAATTAATTATTAATAAATTTTGTAAAAATTTTAAATATTTAAAATTAAAATTATTTAAACATCAAATTCATTCTATAGAAGAAATGATTGAACGAGAAGTTAATCCAGTAATATCTGTAAAAAATGATATAGGGATAAATGATATTTATTTGGATGATTGTGAAAAATTAACATGTAAAATTAACGGAACTTATAAAATAAATACAAATATTGGTATTCTTGGAAATGAACCGGGAAGTGGTAAAACATTGACTGTATTAGGATTAATTAGCAAAGATAATAAAATATCTAAATATTTTAATATTCCGAACTTAGTTGAAAATAAAAATCAAAGATTAGAATACTCAAAAATAAAAAAAAATATTTATCAAGATAACAGTATTTATATAACACATAAAAGTAAATATAAATATGTTAATTGTAATTTAATTGTTGTTCCACATGGTGGTGTTTTTAGACAATGGAAAAAAGCAATTCAAACTCAAACACATCTGTGTGGTAAATATATTGAGAATACGAATGATTTTCAAAAATTTATAGATATAAATGATTGTGATGATTTAGAAATTATTAAACGATTTTCAGATACTATACATAAAGGGGATATAGATATTGTATTAATATCTTCTTCATATTTTTGTAAATTTATAGATAGATATAAAGTTGTACATGAAGCATTACATTGGCATCGTGTAATTATTGATGAAGGTGATAGTATTCGTTGTCCCGATATGAGATTAATTAATTATCGTTTTGCTTGGTTTATTACAGCAACTTGGGAATCATTAGGAATTCCTAGATGTAATGGTTTAATTAAAAAAATTTTTAAAAATTATCCAATTTGTTTTATAAAAAGATTAGTTATTGAAAAGAATGAAGAATTTTTTCAAGAACTATTTTCAAATATTAATATTCAAAATATTAATTATAGATGTTTAGCACCGATTTCATATATTTCCGAAATTTCACATTTAATTTCACCAAATATTCTCGAAATGATTAATGCAAATAATTTTAATGGTGCTATTAGAGAATTAGGAGGGAAAGTCGGTTCTAGTCAAGAAATTTCAGATGTTTTAACTGAAAATATTAGAACACGTCTTAATAAATTAATTTACGATAGAAAATGTAAAGAAGAATCGCCATATATTGTAAATGATGCAAAAACTCAAATATTAGTTAAATTCGATGAACAAATTAATAGTCTGGAATCCCAATTAGAGAGTATTAATAACAGAATAATTAATTTAAATGATGAAGAATGTAGTATTTGTTGTTGTTCGTATACTGAACCAGTATGTTTAGAATGTTCTCATATATTTTGTTCCCAATGTATTTTTAAATGGATTGAGATTAGAACACGAATACATCAACAGGCACAATGTCCATTTTGTAAAAAAAATATTAATGTAAATAATATGCTTAGAATAGATAAAAATGCGAAAAAAGAAGAAAAAGGGAAAAAACAGGAAATTTTCGGAAAAGATGAAACAATTATCAAAATTATAGAAAAAAATTCTAATGGTAAATTTATAATTTTTTCAAATTATTATGAATCTTTTGATTCATTTGAAAGTTTATTAAAACAAAAAATAAAAAACAAAAAATGTAAAAGATTAGTTGGAAATACTAATACTGTTGCTAAAATTTTGAGAGATTTTGAAAATGGAAATATTAATGTTATTTTACTAAATTCTCAACATAATGGAGCAGGAATTGATTTACCAACAGCGACACATATTATCCTGTATCATAAAATGAGAGAAGATTTAGAAAAACAAGTTATTGGGAGAGCTTTAAGAATCGGAAGACTTAAATCTTTACCATTAAATATTCATAGACTTAAATACGATAATGAATTAGATAATGAATTCGATTGTGAATTCGATGATCTTTACCATTAAATATTCATAGACTTAAATACGATAATGAATTCGATGATATTTACCATTAAATATTCATAGACTTAAATACGATAATGAATTCGATGATTATTAATATGTATATATCCAGTCCATTATATACATAATTTTTATGTATATAATATGTTTAAAAATAAAAATTGAATATATTATACTATATTAAATATAACTAGTTGAAAATGGAAATTGATACAAAAATTAATAATATAATGATATCACAAATATCACAAATATCAAAAAATCCATATTCTTATGGTAAAAAATTATCTAATAATGAATTAGAACAAATTATAGAATATGCTAATGATAAATATTATAATTCAAATGAAGTAATGACGGATGAAGTTTATGATATTTTACGTGATATTTTATTTCAAAAGAATCCAAAAAGTAAAACTTTAAAAAAAGTAGGAGCACCTATTATTGCAGAGAAAGTAAAATTACCTTATTGGATGGGAAGTATGGATAAAATAAAACCTGATACAAATGTTTTACAAAGATGGTTAAAAAAATATGATGGTCCTTATAATATAAGTGATAAACTTGATGGGACATCTGGTATGTTTTATTATTTTAAATTTGGAAATAATTGGAGAACAAGATTTTATACACGAGGTAATGGATTATATGGCAAAGATATATCACATTTAATACCATATTTATTTCCAGAAGTTAAGAAAAATTTACCAGAACAAGAATTATGTTTACGAGGTGAAATTATTATGTCAAAAAAAAAATTTAAAAATTTTAATATGAAAAATTCGCGATCTTTGACAAATGGAGTTGTTAATTCTAAAAAAAAAATGAATCCTGAAATATTAAATAATATAGATTTTATTGTATTTGATGTATTAGAACCACGATATAGGAAAAGTAAAGGATTAAAATATGCTAAAAAATTAGGATTTAAAACTGTTTTTAATAAAAATGTAGATTCATTAACAAATGAATATTTAAGTACTGAATTAATGAAACGAAGAGAAGAATCTGAATATGAAATTGATGGAATCGTTATAGAGCAAAATCAAAAACATAAAAGAATTACATCTGGTAATCCAAAATATGGTTTTGCATTTAAAATGGTTCTATCAGATCAAATTCTTGAATCTAAAATATTAGATATTTTATGGCAACCATCTAAACATGGTTTTTTAAAACCTAGAATATTAATTGAACCAGTTATTATAGGAGGAGTTACTATAAATTATGTAACAGGTCATAATGCTAGATTTATTAATGATAATAAATTAGGACCGGGGGCAATTATTCAAATTACTCTTGGTGGAGGAATTATACCAAATATACTAAAAACGATTAAACAAACTCAACCAAAATTTCCAGATATTCCATTTCATTGGAATAAAAATAAAGTTGATATTGTTCTTGATAATATTAAAGATAATATAGAAGTAACTATACGTAAAATTATTAATTTTTTTAATAGAATCGAAACTAAATTTTTAAGTAAAGGATTAATAACAAGAATGGTAAAAAATGGTTTCAATAATATAAATGATTTTATTAATGCTTCTTCTGAAGATTTATTACAATTTGAAGGAATAAAAGAAAAACTTTCTTTGAAATTATATACAAGTATTCAATCATCGATTCTAAATGTTCCATTAGAAATTTTAATGGATGCTAGTAATGTTTTCGGTATTGGTTTTGGTAGAAAAAAATTGAAATTAATTATAAACGAGATACCAAATATTCTTGAAATTGATATTTCAGAAGAAGAACTTACTGAAAAAATTAAAAATATATCTGGATTTGATACAATATCTTTTAAATTTTCAAAAAATTTACCAATATTTAAACATTTTTTGAATGAACATCCAAAAATTACTATACAAATCAGACAAAATAATAAGAGAAAAAGAAATAATGATATGAATCATATTAATATATTGTTTACGGGAGTACGCGATAAATCACTTTCAGAATATATTATAGAACATGGCGGAGAAATTTCTAATACTTTTACAAAAAATGTTAATATAGTTATTACTGGAGATATCAATTCTAATAGTAATAAAATTAAAAAAGCTAAGGAAAATAAAATACCTATTATGCTATTAGATGATTTTAAACTAAATTATATTAAATAATAAATTTTTAATCAGTCCATTATATTAAATTTATTAAATATAATAAATAATATTTTTAATATTTTTTATTAAATATATTAAATATAATATGTTTTTAATATTTTTAATATTTTTCAAAAAATAATAGAATATTATTTTTTGAAAAATTTAATATTATAATAAGATATATTTAAGATATGGCAGAAATAGATAAATGTATAATTTATTGTGAACCACCCCCATTTATGATGAGCTCTTCGGGGGGGAAGGGAGCAGGAGGAGGAGTTAGTAGTAGTGGTGGTTCTAGTAGTAGTTCTATTACTAATGTATCAACTGGGGTATTTGAAAATATAGAAGTAACTAATACAGGAACAATAAAAAAAATAAAAAATAAAATATTTATTGGAAATCAAATTGATACTTATTTATTAAATGTAACAAAAATGTCTGGATTTACTCTTGATACTGGAAATAATTGTTTATGGTATGGTTCTACTACAAAAGATTATCTTAAATGGAATTCAACTGATAATCAATGGAATACACGAGGTGTTAGTCATCTATTATCATTGCGACCAAATTCCGAAGATGAAATTGGAGCTAGAACTTTTACATCAGAAGGTTTAACATGGACATGGCAAGGAACTGATAGTGATCATACAATTAAATTTGATGCTGCAAATAATAAATGGATATTTAATAATATTGATTTACAATTACACGAAACAACTACAAAAATATTTAATACTGATACATTTGCTATATCTGATCCAATATTTCAAATTGGTGGTGTAACTGGCGTTGAATATGATGGAATGGATCGAGGAATTAATTTTTTACATTATGAAGATAATATTGAACGTACCGGTTTCTTAGGATATAGAGAAACAGATAATAGATTAATTTTTGTTCCCGAAGTTAATAGTATAACCGGACATATAGTTTTTCCTCAAACAGATGTGGATGGAAATGCTATTTATGGAGATATGGAATTAAATGATATTTATTGCTTTTCGGTTAAACAAGAAAAAAATAATAGAAATCTTTTACTTGAAAGTGCTCGTGGAATTGAAATTGTTTCATTAGGAATTTCACAAGGTGACGATATAACATTAACTTCTGATACATCCATTAATCTTGTCGCAAGTGAAGATGTTTCCAATGCTATATATATTAACGCATCAAATGGAGGTATAGATATAACTTCTTCTGGTTCTATTGCTGGAGATGATATAGATATAATATCAACTACATCAATAAATCTTCAAGCAAATGAAGATATTGCTGATGCAATAACTATTACTGCAAATTTTGGAGGAATTAATATACAATCATCAGGTACAACACCAGACTATGATATCGATATACATTCATATACGTCTCTAAATTTACAAGCTGACGAAGATGCTAGTAATGCAATATCTATATACACTCTTATGGGAGGTATTGATATTGTTGCTAATGCTCTATCCGAGGGGCAAGATATAGATATTCAAGCACTTGGTTCATCCATTAATCTAAAATCGACGGAAAATATATCTGACGCAATTACCATTAATGCTACTATTGGTGGTATTGATATTACCTCATTTGGAACAACTGCCGGTGATGATATTGATATTATTTCTACTACTTCTATAAATTTAGAAGCAAATGAAAATATTACTGATGCAATTACAATTAAAGCATCTGCTGG